TCCTAGACATAGAGGATGTCACTGCCACCAAGCAATGACGATCCGATTGTAAAGTATGCCACCGATGCTGCTGGTGATAAGTCCATTCCAACACGCCAATTGCTTGGAGTGATGTCATATTCAATCGATTCAACCAAAGAGTTGAAAATTCGAGTTCTTGCATCAACTGTTGTGCGCTGAACTGTGCAGTTGTCACCAAGATCTGTTTGAAGCAAAGAAGCCCAGACTGATGAATCAAGTCCGAGAGCATTGAAGTCCACATGATCCACACGAGTCTTTGGCAGGGAATATCTATTGGCGATAATTATTGCCAAGTTTGCAGCTGTGGTGTTATCAAGCAGAGGAGCATCGTAGGATTTTTGAAAAATTCCAAAACGACCTTGAGAATTGCTGTCTGAATAAGTCTGTGAAACGCCAGTTGCTTGATTGATTGTCACCTGATTGATGATGTATTTTGCACCTGGGTTGGTCACGATAGTGTCATATTCAACAGTCTCTGAAGCACGAGTATCAGAAAAACTCAAGCGACTTGGAGTTGAAAATGTTGACTCATAAGGCAAAAGGGTCACATTGCCTAACCTGTCAGCATAGAAACGCCCGAACTCGCATCGAGAGACTTGATCTCCAAGAGATAAGGCTGTATTTCCAAAAGTTGTTGGCTGCATTGTGCGTGAACCAGTAATTGAGCGAAGCGAAGAATCCCAACCTACCGCATCAAGAATGCGAACAAGGCGAGTGGCAGTTGTATCGCCCGAATATGAACTTGCAATTGCTGGAACACTCAATCTTGCAATCCAAGCCAAAGCATCTGTGAATCGAAATGTTGCGACTGGATCTAGTGATTGATCAACATCAAGCTGCTCAAGATAGCCTCGATAGATGACATAGGTTGTTCCAGACCAAGTGGCTGAGACTCGAACTCCCATTCCTGCCGAGAGTAAGGAATAACCATTCCAAGTGTAAGGCGAGGAAAGATTGTCTGGGTCATAGTTTGAGGATCTATTCTCAAGAATCAAACTCAATGTGCCAGGATTGACAGCCTGATCTTCGCGGGTGCGACCTCGGCGAATGGAAAGTGTGCGAATGTCTGTTGTTGGAATTGCAGTCCAGACTGTTGTTCCTATGCCAAGAACATCTGTTCCACCAATAGGTGAAACACCAAGAACAAAGAGACCAAGTTTGGATGTGTCAAATTCAACTGTGATTGTCGGCGCATTAGATCCGTTATAAAGCGCCATTGACTACACTCCCAAGATTGCGGGATCGAGTCCTCGGCGGCGCATCAAGATGGCAATCTGGTCTCGAACTGAGACTGCAAGATCCTGCTCCTGAACGACTGAACCCTGAACATTGACAACAACATTGATTCCACCCATTCCACCCTTGGAAAGAGGAACGACTGCCTCGGCTCCCGCCTCACCAATCAAGGCAAGAGTTGGTTTGGTAACAATGCCGCCATCGGCAAGATGTGGAATCTCACGCAAATCAAATCCAAATGATTGTCCGCCGATGCCTGGAATCCAAGAAGGAACAGATATATGAATTCCATTCAAGGCGCGGATTGCAATGTTTGCAAGGCTGATGATGGCGTTGATTTCAAATTTGATTGCGCCAAAAACTGTCTTGAAATAGTAAGCAATCGCATCGCCAACAAATTCTGCAACAATTTTGACTGCATGGAAAGCATCAGTGACAATATCTCGGAACTTTTCTGAATGCTGATAGGCAAGAACGAATGCTGCCGTCAAAGCCACAATTGCAATCACAACCAAGCCGATTGGGTTCAATGACATTTCAAGATTCAATAATTTTTGAGCAAGTGCCATTGCCTTTGTGATGGTCTCATAAGCCTTCACAGCAGCTCCTGCTGTCATAACAATTGCAGCCAATCCTCCAATCACAAGAACAGCCGCGCCAATCAAATCTGAGTGTTCTTGAATAAATGGAGCAAGTTTTTGAAATACCGATGTCAATGATTCAAGCGCTGGAAGCAGTGCATACCCAACTGATTCTTTTGCTTCAACAATCGAATTCTGCATGATTGCAAACTTGCCAGCAGCAGTGTCGGCATTAGCAGCCAAGGAACCCTTGAATTGATCTCCGAGTTCAACGACTGCTGCGCCAAAGTCCTTGTTCTTGACAGTGGTTTCATCAAGTGAAACACCGAGGCGCTTGAGTGCGCCCATGTTGCCATCGTGTGCCTTGGCAAGTGCGTTTGCTGCTGCCTGAACATCAATGTGCTTGGCAGTTGCAATTTCCATTGCAAGGTTGGTCAGCTTCTGTGCTTCACCGACATCCTTGGTTGACATAACAAGGCGCTGGAATGCAGGTCGCAACTTATCGTCAGCAATACCCGTTGCCAGTGTTGCCTTGTTGATGTAATCCTCAACAGATTTCACTGTGTCTTGATTTGCACCAGTGACATTCTTCAAAGTGTTTGCTAGTTGTGCGGAATTCTGTTCATCTTCGGCTGCTGATTTCGCTGCTAGAAGAGCGCCAGCGCTGATTGCTGCAAATGCAATTCCCGCCTTGGTTCCAGCATCTTTGATTGATTCGCTGGTTGTCTTGGCAGTATCGCCGACACCTTTGATTGCATTTGAAGCCGAAACATCTCGACCAATCAGGTTCACGCCAATGGAAGCATCAAATGCCATCGTGATCTCCTAGTCTTTGGGTTGTGCAGCTTCAATCAAATCATTCAAGACTTCAACTTCTATGTCATACACATTGAAAGGCGTGATGCCTGGATATGTGTGCATCAAGAGAGGAAGGTTTGACCTTATCCTCCCCAGTGTGCCTCCCCTTACGAGTCGGCTGGCAATTCTTTTTTTTCTGGTTCATCCCTCATCACAATTTCATCGATGGCATATTCATTCAAGACATCATCGATGGACAAGGTTTCCCCTGCTCGACTCATCGCAATCCATGCGATTGCATAGAGAGCCTTCACCTTTGAATAACCTTGCAACTTGCTTGGCTCATCATTTGCCAGCGTTCCAAGTAAGGTCAATCCGTCAAGATTGAAAGTGTTCTCAATCTCGATGATTTCCCGACCTGTTGGAGCTGGTGATCCGTTTTCTTTTGGGATGTCGTAAGACTTCTCCCTGATAACTAATGGCATTGTTTCCCCTTATGAACTCGGCGAATCTAACATTCCAGATGCGCGAACCGCCTCTGCGAAAGCATCATACACTGCACCTCTGAATTCTTCCTTGTGCGGAAGAACCGTTTGAACCAAGAATGGCGTTGCTGCTTGAATTACCCAAGCGCCTTTCCAACTTCCTTTTGTTGCTCCAGCATCGGCAAACACTGGATGTCTCCAAGGCTTCTTGGAAAATCCTTCAACATAGCGAGGAAGTTTGCGAGGCTTGCCAGTCTTCTCCATGAACTTTGTGCCAGAGACTCGAATGCGAATGTTGAGTCCACTTTTGCCTGCTGGTCTGACCTTCTGCTCGACTGCTGCTGCAATTCCCTGCCTTAGACCAAGACCAGTTGCGCCCCTGCCTCCATGCTCTGCCATCCCCCCTTGCTTGGATGGAAGAGCCAAAGCCTTTTGCCTGACTTCTGCTGTGATTGGTTTTGCAATAGCAGTCAAGCGCTTGCGCAATGCCTTTGTGATTTCAGGTTCAACTTTTCTGGTTGCTGCATAGAATCGAGAATAGTCCTTGCTATCAACATCAATGACAAAGGCATTGTCAGCCATTACAGTGCGGCATCTGCTGTCTGATAAGTGATTGTCAATGGCTGGTTTGTTCCGTCATCATAGGCTTCAAATGACATTGCAAGATCAATGACTCCTGGACCCGCAACATTTGGAGTGTCTGCATCAAACTTGACTGCTGACACATTGATGACGAGCTTCTCTGATTGAGCAAGAGCAATGACTCCACCTGTGAAGGTCAGGACAAGTGCTGTGTTTGCATCTGAAAGGTACTTGGCGAGAAGTGTTGTATCTGTGAATTCAGCAGTCAATTTGCCTGAAATCTTGCGGAAGCCAGCGATTGTTTGTTCTGCCTTGATTCCAGAAGAACCGAAATTGAAGCGATCTGTCTTGAGAGCATTGTCAACTGTGATGCTGAAATCCTTGATGTTGGCAACTGCTGATCCATCAACTGTGATTGCTCCCTGTGAGAAGTTGAACAAGTTGGTTGTTGCATAGTTTGTGAATGAGGCTGTTGCCAGCGAGATGCCTGTTGTCAAAGAAGCTGCATCGATGTTGAACTTGCCTGTTGCAATTGCTGCGTTTCCGACTCCAAGTTCAAAGGATGAAATCTTGCAACCGCCGAGTGTCTTTGGAGTTACTGTTCCACCATATTGAGGAACGCCAACCTGTGATGTGAATGACTTGCCATAGACATCGCCAAGTGTGAAGGCGTAGGAATAAACACCTGTTGTGATAGTTGTTGGAGCTGGTGCTGTTCCCATTGCCTGTGAGAGCAAGAGTCCGAGACCGCGTGTTGGAAGGTCAAGGCTGATATCACCAGAAGCATCTGTTGTGGTCACAACGCGGCGCTGTGAGCGTGGAAGAAGCCCGCCTGCGCGAAGTCCCATTCCAACTGCTGTCTTCTTCTTGTATTGCAAATTCTCTGATGTGAACTCATAGAAGCGAGTCACTGTCACTGGGGTGTTGAAAGTTGTTTCGGCTACAATCCCAAGTTGGGAGCCAATACCTGAACCAATTGCCATTTTTTTCTCCTAGTTGGATTG